TTGTAGATCGGGAACATGCGGGTAGAACCAGCAAATACACGACCACCAATGAGGTTAACTGGCTTTAGACCGTAAGGGGCCGAAACTGTAGGATAAGCCATGAAAATCTCCTAAAATTATTAAGAACCGGTACCAAATGTAACAGTAGACTTCCGCTCCATAAAGATTGGCATTCTAGCGTCACTTTGGCGCATCAGATTGTTATCTACAGCTTCCGATTGGTCTTGGGTCTGTTTGGCCTCATAAGCCGCACGTTGAGCCACAAATTCCTCAGGAATCTTGCAAAGTAACAATCCACCGATCTCGATGCTGTCCTTAAAGCGACTATCGGGATCGATTAGCATTTTAAATTTTGGTTGTTCTTCAACCTTAACAGGTTCCCAACCTTCTCTGAGTTTGGCAGAGACATTACGGGGGTCAGCGCTATTAAGCATNGAAACACGAATCCAACGATACGCATATCCAGCCTGTTTATCTGGTTCAGGCAAGAGCTCAGGTGGTGTCCAATGCTTGGGACGTTCCACTGTATTACGAGTATCTAATTCACGAGTCAGTCTGTTTTCAGCCATTTGAAGCCTCCAATTTTTGTTGTTCACGAGCATAAACTTCGGGCGTCAAGCCCAATTTTTTGATAAGGGCCATCTGCGTCTGTTTCAAACGTACCTGTTTGGAGGACGTTGATCTAGTTGCCGGAGCTACAACCGTGCTTGGCTTCGCTTTTGCAGGGGCTGTTTGAGGCTCCTGTTCTGGCTCAGCTGAACTACCTTCCAAAGTTTCAAAGTACTCTGGGAATCTTTTGCGCATTGTTTTGTCAATGTGCTTGAAATACTGATCTGTACCAACGACATTAGCGCCGTACTCATCAACTAACTCTTCGTGAACCCCAACAGCAAAATTCGACATAGCTTTTTTAGAGCCATACCATGGATTTTGGTCCAACCATTGTTGAGTTTTAGGGTCAACTTTGGGACGCTGCTGTTCTACTTGGTTACTTTGTACTACATTTTCTTCTGATTGTACAGCAATATTTGGTTTGAACTTCTTAACGTTCTCCAATTTTATCTGTGCTTTTGTTAATTCTTCTTGAGCTTCAGCCACTTTTGCGGCATCTCCAGCCTCAAGAGCCTCTTTATAAACACGTTTTGCTTCCTGTACAGCCATCTTAGCAGCAGTTTTATAAGAGTCAGTAAGCTCTTTAGACCCGGTTTCGAGTACTTGTTTAAGCCTTTTGTTCTCTTCAACGATGCGTTGAGCTAAGGAAATAGCTTCTTGACGCTCACGTTCTGCGGCTTCTTTAGCACGACGCTCATCATTCCATACCTTTTTATACTGCTTTAGGCGTTCTTTCTGAGACTTTTCGTCCAATTCTTCATTGTCTTCGTCAGCTACTTCTAGCTTTTTGACGATTTCCTCAGGCATTGGTTTGACATTTCTGTCTACTTCTGGGGTATCGTCTTCAATAATAATTTCAAAGTCGTCGGCTTTATTAGTGCCTTTGGCTTCTACTTTCTCTTCCTTTTCGTCAGGAAATACAAACTTCTCATTTTCATACTCAGCCATTTTGGGGCTCCTTAAATAAACTTACGAGAGATGCCACGTGGGTCTTGAACCACTGCTTCTACCGTATCGTCGTTGATAATTCTAAATTCTCTACCTTGAATAACTAGGCGAGTACCAGCGTTGGGGCGCACTAAAACAAAGTCACCTGGCTTACACCAAGCTCCAGTTGGGAACCGTTTATCGTCTTTATAACAATCAGGACCAAGCTCAACCACAAATAAAACCGTGGATAAAAGCTCGTCATGTCTAATTGTTTCGTCAGATTTAAGCAGTCCATTCTCAAACTCTTTTTCTACTTCTGGTACTGCACAAAGGATGCGATATCCCGATGGTACTGGAAGTTGTCTGCCTCTTTGTTCAATCGGTACTTCTTCTTGTTTATTAATCTTTGGCATGGGGTTGCCCAGTGCGTCAGTAATAATAATTTCACTGCTATCGGTGTTTGAGCCGATAAGGATTTCACTCATCAGAGATCTCCAGTTTATGTTTAAGGTCAGTTATTTCAGAGCGTGCAGCGAGAAGACCTTTAATCTTTCCACACACGTATTGGTATTCAGCGTAGTCTTTGGCTGCGCCTTCACCCAAACTTTCCTCCAGATTTTTGATCTGGTCATTTAGCTTTTGGGCTAAATGTTCTAGGTATTTATCTATCATTCTTCAGTTGTGCTTTCTTTAGGTTGTGCCTGTGCTTGCTTTGCTTGCAACTTAAGTTGATCTTTAGTTTTGGCTATATCAACTCCAATCTTGACGCCTTCCAAGTGCTGCTTAGCACTAAGGTTAAGCTTCTCGCCTTGGGCTTTTGCGCCCACTTGCATAGCAGCAATCTCNTTCTGAGCAGCAATACGTTGTTTCTCAATTTCAATCTGGTCGGCTTTACCTGCGGCGTCTGCCTGCATCTTAGCTTTCTTGATTGCAACTTCTTGCGCTTTGAGCTGGAGTTCTTGCATTTGCATTTGAACAATCGGATCTTGCTGGGCTTGCTGGGCTTGTTTAGCCTGCATCTCTTGCGTATCACGTTGCAAAATAACTGAAGAAGCTTTAGCAGCAAGCTGCGAAACACGCACTTCGATTTCTGGTGGCATACCAATTTGATCTTGGTCGTCCTCGTCTGGATGGAATGGTAGATCGATACCCATTTCTGCTTCCATTTGTTTGCGATACTCATACGCAATATGTTCACTAATATGGGCCTGCATAGCTGACTGCATGTTTTGGGCTTGTGGATTTTGTCCAATAAGCTGCATAATCTTTGGATCTTGCATAGCGGCCATATGTACAGCTATATGCGCTTGATGGTCTTGATACAAAAAAGCCTTGACCGGTTTCATCATAAGAATGTTTTGGTTCTCTGTGATTGGGTCTTGTGGCTTCATATCTTCTGGCAACTGAACTAGCTGGCTAGCGTTCTTAATACCTAATACATCTAACATCTGGCGATGTAATTTTGGCATGTTGTAGATTTGTGGTGCTTGCTGGGCCAACTGCAATACAGCTTGATACTGCGTAATCTTTTGCGCCATTGTTGCAGCGTTTGGATCACTAACTGGTATCACATCAACGTTATCGTAGTCACTCTTCTTAGCAGAAGGTGCGCCAACAACTGGGTCATACGTATAGGTTTCTGGAGTGTAATCACGGATGATGTCTCGAAGTAACCGAAGCTCCTCTTTAAATGAGTAGTGGATGCGGGCTTGTACAGCGGACATTACTTTTAATGTACGCTCCAGAATTGCTAAGGTTGTTCCAACAGGTGCCTGTGCGCTCATGTCAGAGATTTGTAAGTCGGCTGCGCCAGCAAAGCGGCGGCCTTCTTCAATAATTTTATCCATCAACGCAGCCAATACTTGGCTTGGTTCTTTATATGGAAGGGGCAAGAAGTTGTCTCGCATTGTGCCAGCTGGCACATCTACGTCACGCCATTCGCCTGGGGCTATCGGTGTATCATCGCCTTTGACTCGCATCCCACGGGCCTTAAAGCCGCCTGGCAGATTTGATAATGACCCGGCATCAACGAGCTGACGGAGAATGGAAGTACCTGATTTAGCAAAAGCACCGATAAGATGAATAAGACCAAAGCAGTAGAAGCCAAAGCCGGGAATATAACCATAGTGTACAAAATGATTGCGNTTTTTCTTATGCTCATCTTCGGGTCTCCAGTTACGGCGAATAGCTAAAATCTTGCTAGACGCTTTATCAATAGTCACGATATATGGCAAAGCAATACCAGTTTGTTTACCGTCTTCTTCGTCTTCAAATCCAGGTAAATCTAAATCTACCTGCATCTCAAGAATCTTATAGCGATCATCCGTAGTGGCTCTAAAGCCTTGCTTCTCAGCAATCTTCTTTTCAACTTCGTCAAATGAATCTACAGGCTCGCCTAAATCAACATCCAACCAAAACCCTGCGTACTGAAGCTTNTTAACTTCGTTCTCGGTCTTACGCATAACGTGTGTAACACGTGGGCTTGATTCTAAATTAGCTGCGCCATAAGGAACAACCAAATCTTCCGCTGGTACAAACATTGAGACTTGACGTCCAATAGCTGGATCAAAATATACTTTTTTAAACGCATTACCAGAAAGACCTAAACCCCAAATCATGCGCTCATGTTCTGGGCGGAACTCTTTCATTTCTTCTGTAAGCTGATAGTTCATATCGTCTTGAACTCGCTCAGCAGCATCTTTTTTATCTTGCGTTTCTTTACCAATAATTACAGTCTTAACTGGGCCCGCCGCTGGAAACGTTTCCATAATAGTCTCGGCTTGAAAACGAACTAGCGTCTCAGATAGTAGTGGATGGTAGACGCCACATGCACCTTCCCATGGCTCTGCACGCTCTTCAATAGTCATGCCTAATAGCTGGATGCCGTCTACATAAGTCTGGATCCAGTCTTTACGGGAACTGATATCCTCTTCAAAATCACCAATTAGGTCGCTAGCTAGTGATCCCAATACGCCTTCATCTAAATATTCAGCAAGGTTATCATCAAAACCTTCTTCGTCGTCGCCCTTTTCCATGCGCATAATTGGCATACCATCAATGCCAAGCTCAACCGACTCTGGATCCTCAATAGTTATTTCTAACTCATGATCTGGGTTATTATCCATTTGGGCAATCCCATCTGGGGCTGAATATAGCGCTTTATCTATTGCCAT